ATCAGGCTCTTTAGTTTCTGGATAAATGTCGTCTTTGGTTGTGACTGCGACTCCTGGACTTCTGTCTTCGGTGCTGACATGTTCGCTGGAATTTCCACTGTCACTGTTTCCGACACTGTTAATGATTCCTTCGGAACTGCTTTCTGGAGATCGTTGTTCCAAATCTGGTTCTTTGGTTGCTTTGAACTTGCTGAAGAATCTTTCTTTGATGATGTTTGCTTTGGCTTGGAATTGCTCTGCGATGGAGTGTTCTTCGTTGCTGGTTTCTTCGTTGGTTGGACTTTCATTTTCTTCCTTCTTTTTTATTGGCATTGATGCTGCCATTAGTAATAAAACTGCCAGTGGGTCAAATACAATAACAATCATGATAATAACTACTCTAACTGCTTTTTCTAAAATATTATTATCAGGATTATCACCATAAATTAGTGCTGCGATATATTTAATTGGTCCAACTTCGGCTTCAACTTTGCGAAGTTCTGCAGCAATGGGTGATCGTTCTTCGTTTAATCTGGCGACTCTGGTTTGAGCTGATCCAATTTCAGCAAGTAATGTGGATCTTTCCTTTTGCTGTCCTCGTCTAATCTGTAAAGATCTCTCCACTCCTTGCGCATTGTCGCTTCTTCCAATAATCTGGTCAACCTGAGAGTCCAATTGTTTAAGTTGTTGTCTTGATGCATCGATGTTATCTTTTTCTGTTCTAATCTTCTCATCAATGATGGCTACTTTTGCAGCAACATCACCTGTAGGAACTGCTTGGTCTAAGTGTGCTTTCGATAAGAAACCGAAAATACCCATAGAGGTAAGCGACATCAGAATTACTAGGGAGATTGAAAAGTATGTTCGCATTAAAAATGGAACATAATTCCATGAACGATATAACCAAGAAGCTACTACTAATTTAGCGAACTCTAAAACACTACCCATAACCACAATAGGAATGACTGCTGCTGCAAAAATTGCAGCAAGCCCAGCGATTGAATAATATGCTGAAACAATCGACAGTGCTATTGCCGTAAAGAACAGCAAATATGTCATTTCTTTGGTTTGATGTGTGATTTGTGTATCCTGCATTGTATCTGCCCATTATACCAGAGTTCTGGATGTTCTAATACTTCATTAATAAATTGTTCTTTTGCTTCATAGTATGATGTCGATCCTTTATTTAGGCAAAAATGTAATATTTCTCGCTTAAACATTGACTCGCCCAATTTCAAGACATCTGCTTTTACTTCCTCTGAACTGGACCAATAAGTTCTCCAGTCTGATTCGACTTTAGTCCTTTTCTTTTTACCTTTTATTATACGCTGTTTTGAGAACCAAAGCAACTTTTTCCCAATATATTTCTTGCCTGTTGCAAGATTGGTAATGAGATATACAAACCCTAACCAGTCTTGTATATCTTCGCCTTTGTATTCTTTATCTTTATAAAGCCATGTCACTGGTCATCCTCATCATAGTCATCCTCTTCATATATATCTGCTGAACAGACAGGACAAAATACGATGTCTTCTAACCTAGTATCATTACCTTTAACTATAATTTTCCCTTGCGAACCGCACTCTTCGCATTCAAAATGTTTTGTTGTCATACGCTAAATGAACTCCCACATCCACAAGTTGATTTCGCATTAGGGTTTGATATAACAAACTGTGAACCCTTTAGTTTATCGCTTGTATAATCAATAGTTGCGTTATCAAAATATTGCATACTCATTGCATCAACGAGTAATTGTTCTGTTATTTCAAAATCATCATCGTTCTTAGTGTTTTCTAGTGTGAATCCATAATTGAATCCAGAGCAACCACCACCTTCTATGAATGCTCTGACATATTTGGCTTCTTCACCAAGAAGAATTTCTTTTATTTGCTCAGTTGCATTTGCAGTTATTGTTATCATTTTTTTCTCTGTAGTTGGTTATAGCAGATCGTATAGCGTCTTCCGCAAGGATCGAACAATGAATCTTAACTGGTGGGAGTGCGAGTTCCTCTGCAATTTCAGCATTCTTAATTTGTCCAGCTTGCTCCAGCGTTTTACCCTTGACCCACTCCGTGACGAGCGAACTACTCGCGATCGCTGACCCACACCCATATGTTTTAAATTTCGCATCAGTGATAACTCCATCTTCCACTTTGATTTGTAACTTCATTACATCACCACAAGCTGGAGCACCGACCATACCAGTACCAACTGATGAATCGTCTTTATCTAAAGAGCCTACATTGCGTGGATTTTCGTAGTGATCTATTACTTTATCTGAGTATGCCATTAAGCTGCCTTACCCCATACATCTCCCCAATCGCCTGACAATGCACCTTTGGCATAGTCAGTGACACGATTCTCAAAGAAGTTTCCATGAATAGGAGCATTGATCATTTCTTCAACCCATGGTAGTGGATTCTTTTTAACTTTGAAGATACCTTTCATACCAAGACTTATTAATCTACGATCGGCAATATAACGAATGTATTGTTTAACATCAGCAGCAGATAATTCTCTCATGTCTCCTGCAGCATAGCATAAGTCAATGAACTTATCTTCTAACTCTACCATCTTCTCAGCGATGGTATAGATTTTACCCTTCAAATCATCATTCCAAATTTCAGGATTTTCTTTTACATACTCACGGAACAACTTAATCATTGACTCAGCGTGGATAGTTTCATCGGCAATAGACCAAGTAACAATTTGACCCATACCTTTCATGATCCCGTGACGAGGAAAATTAAGCAACATGATAAAAGAACTAAACAACTGCATGCCTTCAGTAAAGGCACTGAAAACAGCAATATGCTCAGCAGTACTAGCGATAGTACCATTGCGACTAGAAAGGTCAAGTACATAGTCATGCTTATCCTTCATCTCTTGATACTCAAGGAATTGGTTGTAAGTAGATTCTGGTAAACCCAGCGTTTCAATTAGATGCGAATATGCTGCAATATGTAATGCTTCTCTTGCCGCAAATCCCATCAACATCATTCTTACTTCAGGTTGAGGAAAATAAGGCAAATAATTATTAACATAACCACCAGCAACATCAATGTCTCCCTGAGTAAAGAATCGGAAGATGTTCGTGAGGAATTGTTTTTCTTCATTTGTTAGTTTCTTTTTCCAGTCTTTAACATCCTCAGCCATTGGAACTTCTGAGTGAAGCCAGTGTGCCTGTTCATGTTTCAACCAAGCATCATATGCCCATGGATAGTTAAATGGTTTAAAATGGTTTCTCGTATCTGTTAGTCTTGATTTTGTTTTAGTTATCATTGTTATTATTTTCCTGTTCGTACATTACGGTATTCGTTTCTCCAAGTGCCCACTTGGCATCAGTTTCAACTGACCAGCGTTTCGTTGCTACTTTAAAATCAGGCATCTTTAATTGTTTTGGATTACTGCTTGGTTCTAATATAATTAAACGATTATTAGGCTGAGCAGCAAACTGCCCATTATCACACTGAATGAAATTATAAGACTTGTGGTCTTCGACATCTTCAGAAAAGCCTGTATCAAGAATGTTAAAATCAGGATGAGCACTATCAACTGTAAAAAGATAAACACCATACATCCAATCCCCATTCTTTAGTTTAAATTTACAACGCATTGATTGAAGTTGTGCTTTCTTTATAATAGTTATATCATATGAAAGACAATCCCATAACTGTAAATAATCTAATGGTAGTGGTTCACCTTCAATTGGTTTCCAACAATATGCATGCAATGGCAGTTTATCATATAAGGCACCATAATTATTCAAGTAAGATTCAATACGAAATGCTTGACCTCTTAATGATTTAATACTTATCCACCAACAAGGTTCAAGTTCTCCATGACCTTTTTCGAAGTCATAGAGAAACTCTTTGCGAACGAAACATTTAACAGGAGGGAGGTTCGCAACAATATGTGCCATTACCCCTCACATGCCAAACATTCATTACCTTCTGTTAAATCGTGGAGATTGATCTCTTTAATAATATCTCGTTCAATTCTCTTTGATACCTTGTCTGCCTTGGCAATCTTATCACTACGGCAGTAGTATAAGGTTTTAAGTTTTTGTTTCCATGCTTGGAAGTGAACAGCATGTATGTATTTAATATGGCTGTCAGGTCTAAAGAAAAGATTGACTGATTGTGCTTGGTCAATGAATTCTTGTCGATCACTAGCATGTTGGATGAGCCATCTCTGGTCAATTTCCATACTTGTTTTGAATACATCTTTTGTCCATTCGTCCAAGGATTCCATATGTTGTACGGATCCGTCATTGGCAATGATACTTGACCAAATTTCATTATATTCATTTTCATCTTTCGCTTTGTCTTTAATAATTTTATCAAGATAACGATTCTTATTTAAGTGAGAACCCGATAGAGTGTCTTGGCGATAAGCATTGGCACGATAAGGTTCAATGCTAGGACTAGTATTCCCCATGAGAATGGAAGAAGAAGCATTGGGAGCAATAGCCATAAGATGACTAAAGCGATTCCCAGTACCCACTGCGTCAGGAGCTTCACCCCTGAGAGATCCCAATTCTTTATTAGCGACATCTAATTTCTCTCTAATTGTTTTAAAGATTTGTTTATTTTTACCAACTGCTAGTGATGATTCCCACGGTAGGTTATTTCTTTGCAGGTAGGCATGCCAACCCAACGCACCAATGCCGATGCTTCTCTCTCGCATGGCGGAATATTTCGCTCGTTTGATTGCGGAAGGTGCATGATCAATAAAATACTGAAGAACATTGTCAAGCATTTCTGCAATATCAGAAAGGAAAGTAGGATGCGATTTCCAGTCGTCATAGTACTCCAAGTTTAGTGATGATAAACAACAAACAGCGGTACGCTTCTCATTGGTTGGTAGAATAATTTCTGAACAAAGATTACTTTGATTAATCTTTAAACCAAGATCCTTTAAGTGCTGAGGCATCTTACGATTAGATTCATCAATAAAGTGTAGATATGGCTCGCCTGTTTGCATGCGCAACTCTAATAGTTTCTGCCATAGTTCTTTTGCTGACACTGTCTCACGAATCTCATTCGATGCTGGGTCAACAAGATTCCATGAATCATCAAAGTTTGGATCAATCATCGACTGCTCAATAATTTCCATGAACCTGTCAGGAATATTGATACCATGATGCATGTTAAGTGTTCTTAGATTTTGATCGCCTGTCGGCTTACGCATTTCTAAAAATGGGATAATGTCTGGATGATCAATAGACAGGTAAGCAGCATAACTGCCCCTGCGAGTACGACCTTGCCTGTATGCCAGAGAACTGGCGTCATACATTTTGAGGTGAGGCATGACACCAGTAGATTTATCGTCTGCTGAACGAATACCAAAGCCAATACCAACACCACCCCCGAGCATAGAAAGCCAATTAGTTTCTGATAAGTTATCAACTAGTCCCTCCGCAGTATCTTCAATATAATTAAGGAAACATGATATAGGCAAGCCACGCTTACTGCGACCAAAAGAAAGAATGGGAGTAGAATAACTGAGCCAATGCTTACTGCTGTATTCATATAACCTTTGCGAATGGGCTTGGTCAGTCCCGAACTGTTTTGATACATAAGCAAACCTTTCTTGAGGAGAACTTTCATCATCTTTCATATAGGATTCTTTTAATCTAGTCAATCCTAACTCATCAAATAGATTATCGCGACTGTAATCTACCTTAATACCATGCACTTCATCTGCCATTTAATACTCCGAGTATAATTATTGTTTTTCTACAAATTCAGTCGTTAGTGGGAATACGGTGGCGATAACCTTTGCGCATTCTTTGGCAACTAACTGATGTTCTTTTTGTGTACCATTTGCACTGCGTAATTCAATAAAGTGAATCCAACTTCTCAATGTGCCATTCATGTATAAACGAGAAACAGTTAGTCCTTCTGGCAGTACTGCTCTTGCTTGTTCCTTTGCGATTCCATTATCAATCGCCCACTCATATGCAGATTTCGCTGCATCGAGTACTCTATTCTGCTGAGTTTCCCAAAATGCTTGAAGTGCTGGGTTATCAGTTTCAATACTATTTTGTCTGTTCTTGGAATCTTGAAGTCGTGCTTCCCTTAGAACAAAGTCTAATTCTTTAGTTGGGTCAGCATATCGCTGACTGAATTCTTGAAACGAGAAAGATCGATGACGCAAGATTTGCCTTGCTATGTCACGAGTAGTTTCGATTTCTAAACACATAGAAACCATCTCGAGTGGCGACCAGTGTTTGTTTTTAACGAGATATCGAATTAACTTCTCTGATGTATCTGTGTTGTTTTGATTGCTGGGATTACTTACACGAGCACAGAACGCAATCAGTTCTGTCATATTCTCCACAAAGTATGTGTCAGGTTGGCTATAACTTATCAACTGAACTTTCAACATTTTCTCCATTCTGTAAATCTTAATTTTGCTTCCATACCTGTGTAGGTATTTGTATTTATTGTTTCTAGAATTTGCTCAGGTGTTTTACCTGATAAAATCATTTCATTAATATCCTTTTCTTGAACATTATCAGGATACATACATACATTATAACCTTTATCTATGTACTTAGCAAGTTGTTTTGTTATATCTTTGCTTCTTGGTTCGTTGTCCATTACTATCGTAGCGTTAGTAAGGATACTGCGAACAGTAGGGGTGTCAAAACTTGCTCCTGAAACAGCCACTGTATTCGGGAGAAATAGACTATCCAGTGGTCCCTCAACAACATAAATTCTTTTTCCAAAGTCGACTCTATCAAGCCCATATATTTTTTCCTCTGTTTCGTCAATCTTGATTGTATAATACTTAGGTTCTTCTTTACCGAAGGCTCTTCCTTGGTAAGCAAATACTTTACCAAAAGAATTAAAGTAAGGGATTATTAACCTTGGATGGTCATCCTCCTCATTGGTAAATTTAAATACACGATCGTTGGTCCAATTTTTAAACTTAGAACAGAAATACAGTAGATTCCATTTATCTTTTGGAAGTTTTCTGTTTATAACATACTGAACTGCAGGATGTGACTCGGGCAATTTGTCAATTCTAGTTAGACCATCTAGTATGTCATCTTCAAGCACAACTGGAGCAGTTTCATTTACAAACTCTTCAACATTTTTGTGATCATTATATCGAGTAGCACCATTCTTATATCGTTCAACAACATACTGGTCGTACAAGTTTGAATCAACATATTTCATTAGATTGCCGATGTTCGTACTGTAACCACACTTGTGGCATTTAACCAACAAGTCTTGTTTAAACTTGTAGATATAACCTCTTGCTTTGCGGGAGTTTGTTTTAGAATCACCACAGACTGGGCAACTGTAGTTCCAAAGATAATCGTTCTTCTTTGCAAAGTTGCGCAATCTTGTGCCTAACATAGATGCGTATTTCGTGTCAATATGTAACATAATATAATTATACCCTATTACCAAATAAAAAGCAAGCCCGAAGACTTGCCTTTGCAATAATCAATTGCAGTTATACTCTGTCTGGAGAACCTGACATAGTGGTCGAAGCACCAACTCTAGTTGGGTCATCATATGCGCCATAAGTAGAATTTTCAACTTTTGGAGTCCAACCTTCTTTTCTTAAACGAAGAATACAATGTCCTGGACCATCGAATGTTAGTCGAAGATCTTTGTTGGCATAAACACGATCCGCAAAGTCGTGGAAATCATGAAAACCAGTTTGCATAAGATAATAATGGCCATGTAGAGTGTCTGGGTTCGGAGTAGTATCAAGAATTCTTGAAATATCTAACTGTTTACCAGATTTTATACCCCACCAGATACCAGTAATATAAACCCTAGATCCAGTATAATTAACAAACGCTCCACCAGTTTCATCTGGAATAGATGTCGGTGCTACATATGCTTGTGTAGATTTTGTGCAGTCATTTTGAATACTGATATCTACATCAGCACCTCCAGCAGCTGTTGCGTAACACTTGAAAACAATTTCAGTTTCAGTGTGTTTGATTATGTGTTTAAGTGACATGGTATCTTTACTTTAAATATTTTGTAATCTCAGACAAATGTCCGATGATAAATCCTACTGCTGCAGCACCACCAATAACATACCACTTCCACTGCTCCAAAGAAGTAACTCTGTTGTTCATTTTTTCGAGATCTTCAATAACATCTTTACGAATTTCAGCATGTTGATCTTGTGATATTTGCGCATTAGCATTCATCTTGTGTTCGATGCGAGTTTGCATATCGTCAATCTTATCAACGATCTCTCGATTTGAAGTTGTAACACGAGAATGTATTTCTTTGATATCGTGTTTTACTTCAGCAACATCCTCTTTTAAGGCATCCATTTGAGCTTCCAATTTAGCAACTCTCTCTAGTTCCATTACTTTACACTCTCGAAAATTTGTTTTTGCGTTTTATACCATTCAACCCATGTATCGACTTTAACTTTACATTCATGATATTGTCCATAATTGTTTACTACCACTTTTAAAACTTCACTAAGTTTTTCAGTAGGTTCAGTTTGTTGTAAATCAGGACACGCTTCCATTATTTCTTTCGGAACTTCTGGAAAATTGCGTTTAACAGGTGTTGTTATTAAACAACCTGATAGTAGAATTACTGGAAAAACTAATAGGAGTCTTTTCACTTCTTAACTCCCACTGCTGCTTCGTTTAGAATACTAATTGCATCAGGAACTACTTTACAGTTTGCATCAATTTTAATTTCAACTGTTTTAAGTTTTTCTTGTATAATAATTTGTTGTTCTTTAACTACTTTAACTCTATCAACATATACTGTTTGTATTTTAGTATTTGCTTCTTTTGACTGTTGTTCAGCGACAGCAACTTTTGCTTCTAACTCTGCAACTCTTGCTCGCCATTCAGCTTCAACAGCATATCCACCTTTCAGATATACACCCAATACTAATAGTATAACTGAAACTACTTGCAATAGCAAACGATAGGGAATAATCCAAGGAAAATATCGAATGGCAAATTTAAACATAATTGATACTGCAGTTCCTGCAATACCAATAAGAAGAACTGCATTAATTGCCCATACTAATAGAGCATCAGGTATAAAACTTAACATCCACATTTAATAACCTATATTCTGTGGCTTGCTACGAACAGCCATATTTTTATATTTCTTAATATCTTTTTTATTTGGAACAGGAATATCGGTAGATACTTTTTGTCCTGTTACATTAGCAGGTGCGACAGCTTCACCTTCTTCTTTAACTTGTTCTTGTTTTTTTGGAGGATTCAATAACTCTTGAGCACGCTTTCTTGATGCTTCAGATTTTTGTTGTTCTCTTTCAAATGCTCTTTGTAATTTTACTTGAGCGGACATACGCTTTGTCTCATCAAGCATATCTAATACTGCGAGTTCTTCTTCAACGAGAGTAACTCTATCTAATTTCTCAACCAAAGCAACGAATTGTTTTTCGTTAATATAAGAACTTTTGTTTTCATACTTTTCTCTGACCATAAAGTATGCAGCAGTTAGGTTCTTTAGTTTTGATTCGCCACCTGGGAGTTTGTTAATTAATCGTTTAACATTAAAAATTAAACGATCTAGATAATTGTAAGCATTTCTTTCTGCTTCAGTTTTTAAGGTTGATGCTGGCTTGAGCACTTTACCTTTGGCATCTATAATACCAAGTTTAAATGCATTTGTTTGCTCAAATGGAGTTACTAATTTGTAAAGCAATCTTAGTGCAATCAAATTATCCATCAATCTTGTAGACATTAAATTTTCCTTAAAGCATTTATAATGGTTTCATCTAACTCTATATCGGAAACTTTAATTCCGTACTGAGGTAGATACTCAGGCATTCTTTCAAGATACACTAAAAATGTAACTAAAACATTCCAGTGTTGTTCGTCTATCTTATAGAACATCATGTTAGTTGCAGCATCGCCAAAAACATTATAGAGAACTATAATATGGTTTAATACCAATCGTTCTCTCAGTTCACCAGATTGTTTGTATCTTGTAATTAATTTTTTAAGATAAACAAAAATTCTTAAATCTTTTTCAAATTCAGTTATATTGTGACACTGCGGATTATCGTAGTAATGCATCGCATATAACAGGAAATCTTGTTCATTTAATTTTTTATTAATGTCGACCACAATTCTCACTTCACATTCAAAAGAGAGGGTGGAACACCCACCCTCTTACATAAAGTATTTAGTCTGGTAATACTAAATCGTCAGCAGCATCGCCAGAAGTTGCAGCAGCAGTTCCCATAGCTACTAATGTTTCATACTGAACACGACCAGCACGACCACCAGTACCAACAGTACGCTTAATCCAACCAGAGTGAGTAATCTTTTCAAATCCAGAATTGGCGCCATCAGTAGAACCAGATCCCTTTGAAGCAACAGCTGTTGCACGAGTTCCAGCAACAATAATAAAGTATTGTGCATTGTTACCAGTACCAGAAATATCAACAACAGTTTCAGCAGTATATGTTAAACCAGTTGGAGTGCCAGTAGTAGTAACGATAGCTGAACCAGCTTCGTCAGTTAAAGTAAAGCCAGTTACGTTTGGTGAAGTTCCAGTGATAGCAGAAACTTTATATACATTACCAGTTGCATAACCAGTAATCGAACCAGTGCCACCTAATGTGCCAGTGATAGTAACACGATCGCCAACTGCAAGAGCAGCAGCAGTGTTAGTGAACTGTCCACCAGTTCCACCAATAGCAACACCAGTCAAAGCAACAGAAGTGTTTGCAGTTTTGACTTTAAATGCGTTAGCAGTACGACCAGCTGTAGCTACAAAGTAAGTAGTTCCAGATGTTAAACCAGTAGCAGATGTTGAGCCACCATTATTGTAAGTTAATGAAGCACCTGCTGCCTGTCCATGAGCAGTATAACTGATAGTATCAGTTGAAGTAGTAATACCAGAAGTTGGAACAGTTAAAACTGGAACTTGAACTGTTACAGTTGGAATTGTTTCGTAAGATGAACCTACATTGGTAACAGCGATTGAAGTTACTGCACCGCCAGCAATACTAGCAGTAGCTGCAGCGGAAGAACCGCCACCACCAGTGAATGAAACTCCTGGAACTTCAACATAACCAGAACCTCCAGTTGCAACTGCAACACCAGTAACATTATCGCCACCAGCTGAAACCTCAGCTGCATCAGCAAAGTATACATCAGCCATTTCACCTAAAGTGATATATGCTGGTTGCTCATTAGCAGTAACAGTTAAACCAGATGCAGTGCTACCTGCGTATACTGGAGCAATAACCAATGCAGTGTTGGTAGTAATTCTAGTAATACGATACTCAACACTGTCAATAACTAATGTTTGACCTGTTTTTAATGCTGTTGTAAATGCAGTAGATGTTCCAACAACTGCTCCGCTACCGTTTGTTACGGCGATAGTACCAGCAACTGCCTTGGTATCTTTATTTCCGAATAGTGCCATTTTTGTGCTCCTTAATAAGATTTGTTTGAGTTTGGCAAATGTAATTTGTAGCCAGTGTATTCAACACCGCTACCTTTTTTAGAAGCACCGCCCAATTGCCTTGCTCCTGATTTAGCTCCAGCAGGTCTGCCACGACCACGCTTTACAGCTGGTTCTTTTGCTTGAGTAGAGTCGTTATCCTCTTTACCTTCTGGATCATCATAGGATGTTCCATACTTACCTTTATGTACATAACGACCATCTTTAAATTCCATCTCAAGCATCATAGCGAATTCTTTGAATGTCTTCATAGTTTCCTCGTTGGTTTCTTTTTTACCTGTTAAGAAACGACCGAGATTTTTTAGATCGCTTTTAACTCCAGGTTTATCTTTTAAATAACTTTTGTCGGCAAGGTCATCGCCTTTCTTTGGTGTATCCCATGCGCCACGCTTCTTTAAGAAGTTAGCAACAATCTTATGGCCACGAGATTCTTCAATATCAGTCTCTTCTTTAGTTAAGCGATCAACTGCTTTCTTAATATTGTCTTGACGCTTCCAAGATTTATTTTGAAAATCATTTGCAATACTAGTATTAGCATCTTTCATGCTTTGTTTTCTAGATGTTTTAGCACGATGTTCAAAGTCAGATGCAATCTTACGAGTAATTGTAGCATCGTCTGCTGCTTTCTTTACATAAGAACCGATAGTTGCTTTTGAAATCTCATCGATAGATTCAACTTCTTCTTTAACACCTTTCTTAGCTGAGTAGTAAGCACCTAGTGCCATTTGTTGGCGTTCTTTCTTACTCTTACCTTCGAACTTAGGATTTTCGCTGTGAACAAAATCAGATATCCACTTACCTGCGCCATCAGAAACTTTTAAAACTTCTTCTAATTCAACTTCTTCTTTGACTTCTGGTAATTGTGAACCAATTTTAAATTTATGAACAGAACCAACTTTCTTATCATCATAAGAGTCATGAGTTTGTTTCATGTGAACTTCAGTGTCGTTCTTATGCATAACTTTACCATGAACTTTGTCGCCAGTCTTTGGCTCGTAGTAATCCATAGTGTCACCAACAGACATATTTTTTGCCATGTTTGGATGCATCATACCAGCTGAAGCCAAGTCGCGATGATTTGCTTCGTCAAGAATTTCTTCGTTTGTTTTACCAAAGTGACTTTGTTTTAACTTATCTGGAATAGAGGTAAATCTCTCATGTCCTTGAATAGTTCCATACTTCTTTTGTTTTACAGTTTGCTGTAATGCTTTGCGAGCTAAATTTCTGGCACGGCTCATCGGACTGTGAACAGCACCAGACTTATCGGTGATATTACCTTTAGTAGTTGTATATGGACCATCGAATGGTGGCTCAGTAGCCTCTTTCATATCATCGCACTCACACTTTACTTTACCGCAAACTTTACAAGGTGTTTCTTCTTTTTGTAGTAACTTAAAATCATGAGCATCGATCTTACCATTTTTGTTCTTATCAATCCTGTGCTGCTTACCTTTAAGCTGCTCTTGCATTTCTACATATGATTCGAATAATGTTTTCATTATTATCCTGCCTTATTTAAAGTTGATCTAAGCATCCAAGCATGTTTGCTGTGTGCTGCCATTCTGTCTTGTAGATAGTTAGATAAACCATCTTCCTTTTGCATATTTGCTAACTCGAATCCCTGTTTTAAGGAAGTCATTACTAATTCGTTTGCACTTAGTAAATCAGATAACATTCCAGTACAATCTGTTGGAGTAATTACTGAAGTATCTGGAACAGTTCTATACTTGTCGAATTCTAAGAGAGTGTGGATAGCACGACCTTTTATCTGGCGAATATGTTCTGCCGTAGTGTCGATGCTTCCATATACCTCTTGGTAGATATCTCCAAAAAACTCATGAAACATAGGGAAATATTCTCCCTCTACATTCCAGTGGTAGCCTTGTGCTTTTGTGTACATAACGAAACTATTCGCCAGTACCACTTTCATTTGTTCTACGAGCATTTCCATAAGTATATTTATTCCTTTTATCTCTTCTTAATATTATGTTTTGTGTTTGGAGATGCTTTTGCAGCCTTTTTATGAAGTCTTTTTGCTTCAGTTTCTCTAACACGATTCGCCATTTTCATAGCCAATCTGTTAATTACGCTTTGGAATTGAGGATTTTTCAACACTCCCTCAGCTCTCTCCTTGTCGCTAATGCTCATCTGACTTAGTGGCTTTTTAACAATTTTTGCCTTGATTGTTCTTATGGCTAAACGCTTGGCTCTTTGATTAATTCTCTCTGGAGTAGATTTAGTTCTTAAACGAATACTTAACAAACGACCACGCTTTGTAGCATTTCTGGCAAATCTTACTTTAGATTTAAGTCTCTCAGTTCTAGACAAACCTTCCATAATACGATCGTCTTGTTCAATTTCAAACTCTTCGCCAGTTTCTTCGTCAACAATAATTAGTTCGTTATCGTCATACTCTTCCAACATATCTTCTAAATCGGCATATTCATTGACCATCTCGTCAATTTCGTGCTCTTCAAAGAATGGATCAAATGGAGGAGTTCCGCCAACAGTCAAAGTTGCAGTATCAGCCTTTGGCTTTAATACTTTCTTTTTGGCTTCTTCTAATTCACTTTCTACTTCTTCTTTATTCATCAAACGAACTGTAGCACGACCAATACCATCTACATCTTTTTGGGTTGGAACTCCAGGTTTGCTAATTTTCTTTTTCAGATAAGATTTAACTGTTGATTTATCCAACTCATCAATTTGCTCAACTTCTTCGTTTTTAACTTTAGAATATTCTTTATCAAGATCTAACTTGCGCTGTTGAACTGCTTTCTGATCAACATCTTTGTTCATTGATAGTTGTTGTAATACTTTATTCTTTTCCTGATAATCTTTGTGTACATTGGCAGGATTTAATTTAGATTCACCGAGATATGGCCAACCTGATTGTTTAGTTTCTGGATCAGTTTCAACTTCTTCTGGTTGCTCTTGTTTCGGCTCAGCTTTTTCTTTACCAATCATTGAAGTCTGAGTAAGAACCCATGCTTCATAAGTTGGTTTCTTTACATCTTTTCCAACCAATCTTTTAAATTCTGCTCGTCTTGCTTTAGCAGCATCAATCTTTTTCTTTAACTCAGGATCGGCTTTAACCATCCATCCTGGACGCATATTGTGTTCTGGTTTATAACCTTCGCCAAGTTCTTCTTTTGATTTTAAATAATCTTTTACGCAAGTAATATAATCTTGAGCAAGAGTAATCTTAGACTGAACCCACTCAGGCATATTTTCATATGGAGTCAACATCATAATCAATTCTGTTGAGCTGCGAGCAATAGTCTGCAGTTGAGTTCTTGCCATTGCACCTTCGTAGTCGTACTCACCTTTGTCGATTGTATCAACTGCTTCGTCGAGGATATCGATTAACTCGTCAAGTTCTTCTTTAACTGGCACACAATTTGGTACCATCTTAGAACCTTTTTTCTTTACTCCAATTTGTCTATACCCTGACCAGCATGCTTCTAATAACTCTTCATCAATTTCTTCGCCGAACATTGCACGATACTTCAATGTATGTTTGCTAAGTTTTGTTTTTGCGGTCGCATCTCCAGGTGCTGGTTCATATGCTGATGGATCGCTATCGCTTTTCTTATCCATCTTATCCCAGTGTGCTGCTCTGGCTTTAGCAGTGTCAGCAGATAATCCTGCTACATATTTTTTCGGAAGACCAGACTCTTTATCTTTGTCAACTCTTGGTAACTTACTAGTATCACCTTCTAAAATTTCTTCTTCGCGAAGATCTTTATCGGCACCGTGGTAAGTTCCCTTACCTTTAGTAATGTAAGAGTTCACTCGAGCCATACCCCACTGTTGCGGAGTTGTTCCTGGACGATGACCAGAATTCCATGCAGCTACACCACGACGATATACCTTGCGTAGTGTACCGATTGATACACCAGATTTCTCAGCTTTAGCTGCTAATCCTGCATCAGCAGTCTCATTAATAGTTTCTTCTTTTAATCTTTTGGCTAATTTATCAATTGAAGCTGACATAGATTTAGATCTCTCTTTGTCTGCTTCAGGGGAATATGGTTTATTCTTTTGTTTTTGATAGTATTCAGTGTCTGCTTGTTGTTGTTTTGCGCGAATATCAGCACCAGCTCTCCACTTATCAAGAGCAGACATTTTTGGTTTCTTATCTTTAACTAATCCACCTTGAGCACCGCTGGCTGCAAAGTTAATTCTGTTTGGGCGAATTTTATGGCTTTTAGTTTTTCCAGTAACTGGATCCACATGTTGATGAACAACATAGTCGGAAGCATAAACATCTTCTGATAATTTTTTAACATGAGCCATTACTTCATCATGGTCTAATGAACTGCGAGAATCTCGTTCGTTTTCAATATCTTTAATATGTTGTTTTGTAACATTATTACCATGCCGTTTTACTAATTCTTTTGCTATAGAAGCATAATTATCAATACCTTCGCCCAGTTGATACTTGACCTTTTGGCGACGGAGTGTGTCGTTTATATCAAAAGGTTTCTGCATAGCAAAACCAGTGGCAACATGTTTCGGTTCTGTTTTCTTTACCTCAGAATCGATATCAGATTCAGTCTGTTTACTAGTTGTCTTTGGTTCTTCAGGTTTCTTATAATCAGATGCAGAATCTTGACCCATCTCAACAGGTGGTTCAGTCATAGTAGAAGTCTTAATGAAATCTTTGTAACGAAGCATTACTCGTTTAGTTTCTGGATCATTTCTTAATTTGTCGTTTGCCATAGTACCCTCTGTGTTTAGAGATTCTGCAACCTCTCCCTTACCTTTTTCGTAATAGTCTGCCATTAACATTTGTAATTCGTGACCATGACTATCCCAATAATCCATATGGTGCAAGAATTCGCCAATTCGTTCAAGAGATTCTTTTGCTTTCATATGAGCATGAACCCATTGTTTGACTTCTGATTCAATTGGTGGTTTCATTTGTTCTAGATGAGTATCACCAATTTGCATATATTCGTCAGTGTGTTTCAGTGCATTGATAACTGCCACACAATCTTTAATTAACCCACCCTGATACTTAGCAATTGTTTGTTCAAATGCTTTTGCTGCATCGGCTGAGTGGTGTAAATTTTTTGTCGTATAACCTTTGAAACTAATTTCTTCAGGAGCATATCCACCTGGAATATCTTCTTGTACTTTCTTTAGTTTCTCAAAATCATCTGGTCTAAGAATACTTTTTGCCAAATTATATTTACTTTTCTTGTTTATAACATCTTCAACTACAGTTACTTTATCAATCCACTTCTTAGACAAAACACCTGATTCATTTACGACTGTTATGTAATTTGCGCCACGATCCATGACTTCATAAACACCTTTGTCGTCTTGAACTTTATCTCCAACATTGAAGATTTCTCCAGCAACATATTGTTCACGAATTGAAGAGCGAGTAAACTCAACTACTCCTTTTAATGCGTCTAGACCAATACCTTTACGCACTTCATTCATCAATCGACGCGAATCATGTTCGGTCAGCGTATGTGGTAATCCTTTTTTAAAATCATCAAACTTACCAGATTTTGCAGATTCACACATTCTTAAACCAGAAACACCTGAAGACAAATCGCTGTCTGGATCTGTACTTCCTGTTGATACTACTTTAATAGATTCAAAGGTAAACTCTTTATTGTTTGCTTTGTTTAATTGTTTTGTTACATCAGCTACTTTATCTTCGCCAACAACTACAACTAAATTTTTATATTTCTCGTTTAATCGTTTAGCCAAAGAAACAATTGTTGGCTCAGTAGTTTCTTGGAAGTTTGTTCCTGGAAACATACGATTTAAAAAGTATACTTTTCGATCTACTGGTAGGGGATTATATTTTTTATCCTCGTTTGCAGAGGCATAGATGGTATAGTCTGCTGAAGATCCAGCAACTGTTTTAACAGATTTAATTAAATGTTCGTGAATTGAAGTTGGTGGCTGAAACGCACCAAAAGCAACTACTATTTTGTTAGAGGGTAACTCTTTAATTAACTGTTTAAAATTCTTCATTTTTATCCATCTATAAAATATAACTTACTGTTTATTTATGCCCCATGCCATTTCGAACATCATGGTACATTTCGTCTTTTTGTTTGCTACTCATCGATGACGGAGCACCAGCATGAAAGTCTTTCTTATTACCAGCTGATGCATGCTCTCTCATTTTACTTGCTGAAATACCAGTAGTTCCTTCGGCATCTGGATCTCTCTCACCAGAAGAATGTACTGTTACTGACTTAAAATTATAAGTGCCATGAGCAGACTTTTTACCATTATATTTGTTCAATAATGTTTTCATTTCTCCAGCACGATCAGAACCAGCAACAACATGTAAATGTTGAACACCTTGCTTATGCATTTCTGCAGCATGGTGTAGAATTGTTGGTGCTTCTTTACTTGCTGCTTTTACATTAGTTTTTGGAAATGCAGCTTTAGCATGCTTAACTTTTTGTTCAGCAGTAAGTGGATTCTTCTTAGCATCTTGGCTATGAGAAACAACCAACTGATGCGATGCGTTATGTTCTTTGGCAACTGAGTGTAGTTTATTGACAACTGCTTCGTGACCAGAAGTAATTGGATTCATACGACCAAAGGCAAGAACTCCATGTTTCTCGTCAGCTTCAACTAGATATTGAGTAAATGATTTCATTAGCAATCCCATGCTCTTCTTGACCAATAGTTGGCAGAAGTTTTGTCTGTTAAATTACCCTGACCACCTGACCGAGCACAATATGATCTTTTTCTGGCAGGAATATGTTTTTTAATACTTAATGTTTTATCGCCGAAGTTTACCTTCTGTGCTTTACCATCTCCGTCTGGATCAACAAACACTTTAGATTTCTTAACATCACCAGCCATAGGTTTGTTAAGGGAAACAGTCTTACCTTTGTAGGTAGCTTCTTCTAGATATTCTTTAAATGATAGCATTTTATTTTGTCGCAAATCTTGGGTTGTTTAAAATTGAATTTGAAACTTTAACAGGAACTAATTTAGTAGCAGGTCTCATTTTTCCTGTTGAATCTTTCTGTTGAAGAACGATGCCTTCGCCTTGGGATTTCTTTCCATCGATAGATGTTTCCATATCTGGATGTTCAATACCCTTTAATACATGTTCAGTTGCTTGTCCTAAGTGATGACGAATCTGTAGTGATCTTTCAAAGTGTTGCACATGATCATCAACATGAGATTGTAGTGATTCAAATTTGGCTTTAGTTTTTTGTTTACCTGCATCAGTTTTTAATTTACCTGCTGCCTTGTCACCCTCATCACTTAGATGTTTCTTATATCCCTCGATAGAAGCTGTTTCGCCACGACGAGTAGTTCTATTTAAATAAGTGTTAAAGTGTCCACCCTTTTTAATATCAATATGTTCAGGTGTAAGATGATCAGTTGTATGTTTCTTTAATAAAGATTTGGCAGCATCAATATGTTTCTGAGTTGCTTCTTTGTCTTTATCTGAGTAGGTAGAAGGGTCTGCCTTATACTCATGCTCAGGAACAAACACATTAGGACTCTTACTTAATGCTTCTTTAGAAACGCCATGAGCAACACCTTTAGTTATCTCTGTATGAATAGCGATACCAAGAGGTGCTTTAGTTTTTGCTTTATAGGTAATTCTATTTGGAGTTGTGCTTGTTGTTTGACCAGACTTTTCTCCAGGTGCTTCAGGAGTGTGTAATAAATCTCCTTGAACATGGTGTCCTTTATTAACAAACTCGTGACCATGCTTCAATAAATGTTTTAGTGATGCTGCATATTCTGGAGCATGACCAAAGTGTGTATCTATTTCTTCAGGAGTTCTGGCAATAACACCTCTAGACATTCTGTGTTTGTCTGAGATACCAATACCTTTGTTATCATGTATAACATGAACTGATGCACCACCATCCGTCTTAAGTGATGCTCCGACTGGGCTCGACTTACCCATTCTCTTATTATGAAATTGTTGTAGCAATTCAACTGCAGTATTTGTATGCTCAGGAGCTTCGTGCGGTAGATCTTTAGTATGTGTTAGATGTCCCAGCATCTCATCATCAACTGAGGTTGCTTCTTTTAAAAATTCTTTAAACTGCAGCATATTAATCCTCAAACTTATGATTATCTAACTTGGCTGTCATAACACGACCTTTGTGTGCACCAGAACCAGTCTTAGCACCAAGAGTCATAACATTCTTTGGCTTACCACCTTCTTTTGGTGTACCTTTAATAACAATGTTATTTGCACCACTATGTGAAACATGCAAGTCAGTAAAGTTGTCTGTATGTTTTTTGCCCATGCCAGCCATTGGAATTAATTTATGTTTTGCAGTTCCATCTGCTTGAACATGAGAGTGCGCAATCCAATGTTCAGTTACTGTTTCAGGAGAAGCAACTGAGTGGATTAATTCACGCAATTCTGAGTCAGACTTTTTCTTCAAGCCACCAGCAATATCACTGGTAACTTTCTTGGTTGTTTCATCAGCACTTTCTCTTGCTTGCTGAGCACGCTGTCTAGCCAGCATTTCATTTTGTTGTGGAGTGCCATGTTCTGCGTTGTTTATATAATCTAGATACATACCTAGATGTTCATGCATAGTTTTTTCTTTGCCTTCTAATGGCTTCAATTTATGCTTAGCAGATAATTCTTTATGAAGAGATTTCGCTCCAAGTATTTTCTTACCTTTGGCATCAACTCTATCATTAACACCCATCTCATCAATCTTGGTTTGAATATTTCTTGTGTCAGCCGAACCTGTATAACCAAGTTCATCTGTTTTCTTTTTATGTTCTTGCTGATGTTTATCGAGCGAACCACTTTCTAATCCAGCATGTTGCTCCATTGTATCTAAACCCATATTGGCTAGATTTGCTTTTGCTGTATATCCATATTTGTCAGACCAAGCGACATGTCCAAACACTTTTGGTTTACCATCTTCGCCAAGAATTTTGTTTCCATCTTTATCAACTTTGTGCATCTCAGTCATACTGTCACCTTTAGCATTAGGATCGTGTATGCCTGTTGTCTTTTGGTGATCGCCACTAATCTTCTCACCTTTTTTATTTACTTTGTCTGGGTTTGAAGTCCAGTAACTATTACCATGGACAAATCCTTTGCTTGATGGATACTTCTTTTCTATAACTTTTTTCTGCTCAAGATGCATTTCATAAGCATGTTTATTGATTTCTTGATATGCAGCTTCGCCAACTTTCTTACGAAGTTTATCGTGTACTTGTTGGGGAGTTCCAGCATGGTCAGGATTTTCTGACTCGGATCTGTGGTGAGATGGTAAATGAAAGTCTGGATGTTCTGGATCTTGATGCCAACCACCCTTTGTGTCAGGATGCATGTACCCAGCTTTAATGATTTCGTACAGCTTACCCTTGTCGTCTGCTTGGGTATCTTTACCAGCTGTATCTTCTACTAGAAATTCTTCTTTAAGGAAGTCTTTAAACTTTAACATAGGTTCCATCCACAAATGTAATAACTTTATTATACTTGCAAATCAAATTAATAGCAAGTATATTAGACTAACTTATTTATAGTTATTATACTTGCGTTCCCAGACTAAAATCTTGCGCAGAAGGAGTGGAATAACCTCATTATGTTTATCTGTTCTGAAGATTCTTTGGATTCCAGAGAGGTTTTTAGATACCTTATAGGTCTTGGCATATCTAATTAGAGTGGCTATTGGAACTGTTGGACGCTTGTTCTTAAAGTCTAGGTATACGCAGTGGGCATATGCCTCAATCTCGTCACGACCAGCATGGTAGTCTCTGTTATTGTCGATCTTTTCTATGCCAGTTCTGGAGAAGTAAACCTTGCTTGCGCAATATTCCTCATGTTTACCATAGTACTGTTTACAGTGGATTAGTTCATGCATTGCAACCTGAATAACCCTATACTTGAAACGATCCCAACTGGCTTCTGTAAACTTATACTTGTTAAAATCTGTATCTGGACTAGTCCAAAGATCTAACTCAGAACGACCTGTATCTGGATAGTAACCACCACCAACGGCAATATATTTGGTTGGCTTAGTTTCTTGGTGCCATACAATGCTGAAACGCCACTTCTTGAAATAATTTATCAAGCCAGTGGCGTCATTTTCATACTTATCAAGATCAGTCCAGACTTTTGCTGGAACAAACTTTGCCCTGAATGGACGATCATCAAAGTTCAGCATATCGATAAAGTCGAAGTCTAAACTCTGAATGTATCTCATTTTACATCACCCAAATAGTGATTCCAAATCGACTGCTTGCTTGGACTCAAAATGTTCATCAAACATCTCCTGTGCTTTACTTGGGATTGATGGATCGTGATTGGTTTTAGTTTTTAACTCAGTTAAATAGCCAGTTGGCTTTTGGTTCGCCAAATCAACATAGTGCTGGGCGATTACCTTTCGGTCAAACTGTTTAATGAGTTCATAGTTATTTAGCTGAATTTGTTTGTAGTCAGCTTCTGACATGTTACAAAAGTTAGCGATCGCTTCGCCATATTGTTTTGGAGTGGAGGACTTTTTAATCATGCAATAGTTAATTCCAGCCTTTAAAACTACACCCATACCTTCTTCATTGTTGGATACCCCATAGTTAATAGCAATGGGAACTGTGCCAATACGCATGGCATCAATAACAACCCTGTTGAAATGCTCACCAAAGGTATTAGACCAAGATGGATCGACCAAAAACTTAGAAGTTGCAAGAATTTCATCACGCTTTGCACCTGAGATAAATCCAAGATATTCAAAGTTACCTGAGTTCTCAGCATTTTCCCAAATACGCTTGCCAAATCTATCTTCGCTTACATCTGGATCATAGTCTTTGGTTGCATAATATTCTTCTTTACACTTATCCTTTGACATCATGTATGCTGCTTCAATACCATAACCACCAACCAAAGTTTTAACTGTAGGCATATAGGGAACTGCACGAATCAAATCATCAACACGCTTCCAGCGTTTGAATGTCTGAATAGAAAGTAACTTGTTTTCACGCTGGGCAAAGGGAGGTGTTTCTGGAACACCAGCGATATCTTGAGGATTCAAAATCAAAGCACGAGGAACATTCATAAAGTCAGCCGAGTCATATGCTGCTGGATGGACGCAAGCCAAACCTGAGAAGTGTTTCTCGAACAACTGAATCCAAGGATAGAGTTTCTTTAGATTAGCATCGTGAATAATTGGAACTTGTTTTGATGTAATCTTTTCAACCATTGGAAGCCAGTCAAGATTTTGTTCTGTGTCTTTGTTTTTAAATCCAAAGATTGATTGCCAAATAACAATATCGTGTTGGTTAGCATCAGAAATAAACTTATCAATAGATTCTTTAATCAAGTAAGAATAATATGGAGCAATCCAACCATCGCCTTGATGAACAGGATAACCTGAACCAACACCAATCTCATAACCCTCTTTCAATGGAGCAGTCATGTCAGGTTGCTTCAAAGTTTTGGCTGGTTTAAGGTAAGCGAATGTTACCTCATGACCGATTTCTTTTAGACCAGCCATGAGATGTTCACAGTGGTTGATAATACCTCCAAAGTTATTGAAGGTGTGCATTACCATCATAATTTTCATAGTGTTTCCTTAACCAAAAAATTCATCAAGAGTTGTAGCTGCAGCATTTGGGTGATACTTCAAGAGTTGTTCGCGACCAAGTTTGGCTTCACAGTAATCATACCACTCTTTATCTTCCCACATTCCTGGACTAATACCATTCCAAAGTTTTCTTTGTTCAGGGTGTTCAGGATTTAGTCGGCGAGATTCAACATAGTCATATCGAGTATCTTCATATTGTTTAGAACCCAACTCAAGCATTTTCTCACGGAAATAAACTACCAATGATACACGCTCAGAGCCTTCGGCGCATTCAATAGGAGTGTTACCATGCATAACTTCATGGTTGTTAATCAGAAGCAAATCTCCTGGACGAACATTAACTGCCACACGATATTCAGGTGCAATCAAATAACCACCTGTGTAATTACCATCATTAGAAAGTGTAAGTAGATTAGATAAACCCGTATTCAAATCACCAGCATCATAGTGTGCTGCAGTTCTAAATGTTTTATTCACAGTGATAGTGGTGAAGGGAGTTCCTGGAACCAAAAACGCTGGATCAACTTTATTTGCTGCTTCCATTTGGTTATTATAACGCCAAGGTAAGAGTTCTTTAAATCCACGAGCCAACGATTGTAGGAATGGATAAGACATCTTAAATTTCTCAAAACTATTAGCAGTATAAGAAGTGGCACGACCATAGGGAATGCGAGGATAACGATCGAACCAACCAGCGATACCTGAATTAACAGCAGTGCCATAGGTAGTTAAACTCATCATAGTCATAACTTCTTCAGTAGCCTTTGCTCGGTCTTCACGATTCAATGGCTTAATAGAATCTAACCATGCTTCGAAGTCAAATTTACCACCACGATACCTAGAGATTACCCAAACATTATTTTTACCTGCACCGCCAGCACGCTTTTTATCTTCAAGTGTTGGATACTTGGCACGAATGGAATCGATAACATCAGTTTCATCAAGAGAAGCATTACGATTAGCAATCAATGCAGAAGTCATTTCATCTTGATAGTTAGTAACCCACTCACGACCTTCGTCAGTTGCGATTACACCTTCTTTGATGCCCGACGCAATACCCCTGTTTTCTGTTCGGGTTGCTGCTTCGCGCAATCCTTGATAAGCCATTTGCTGTTCTTCTTGCGTGAAAAAGTTTTTACGGAATTTAAAAACGATTCTTCTTTCATCGGCTCCGATGTCGCAAGTGGAGCATTCTTGTTCGCAGTCTGCCTTTGTTCCAATTTCGCAATTAGCTGGTGCGTAAACATCGCAATCTTCTTCAACCAGAATATCATAGTGTCTCTCATCTAGAAACTTCCCCAATAAATCCGTACAGTCATATTTTCTATCCGCAACAATTGTCTTTACCATATCTTTCTCCTAAAACTTAAATCCTTCAAATTCTTCTGACTTGATTCGTTTACCGAAATCGCTCTTGTCAAAAACTGGTCCAGTATCTTGACCAGATTCAGAAATATTTTGCTGAGCCTGTGCTTCAAGATTATACAGTTTCATCTTAGAACGATCAACCCCAATAACAAACTTTTTGTAATATGCAGGGTCGCCATAACGATTCTTCAATTGCTTAACTAATAGTTGATTCAATGCTTCAAGTTCTTCAGAAGAAATCAAAGCAAACATAAAGTCAACTGTTGCTGGCAAACCAAATGATTCAGAAGTGTCCGTTAGTTCTACATCCGTGTTAGAGAATCCTGACCGAGTTGTTTGTGTAGCTGATAAAATAGGAACTGCATATTCAACTGCCAATCCCCTCAACTCTTCTGCGATGCTCTTAATATATGTATAAGAATTTACATTCGCCCCCTGCTTCATTCTAGAAGAAGAACAAATATTCAAATAGTCAATAATGACCATGTCAGGAACAAACTTTTTCTTTTGTTTTAATTCTTCCATCAATGC